TTTATTGTTCGTGTATAATAATTAGTTCGTTATCGCAATCCCCAGTATATTATAATTAGCAGTGTTTTTTGATTATAATTGTTGGTTATTATAAACCGATGCCCCCCCATAAAGGTATAAAGGGGGTTATAAAGGTATAAAGGGGGTTATAAAGGTATAAAGGGGGTTATAAAGGTATAAAGGGGTTCTAAGGTTTTTTATAAACCCTAAAATAAAAAACACTAACTTCCCTAACCTACAACGAACCAAAAACGAGAGAGTGAATATGATTGATTTAAAATCGATTTTAGGTTTATCTTTATATAAAAAAAATTTCTGGGGGGAAAAAATCGCCAAAAAGGTTTAATAGGATAAATATGAAAAAATATAAGTATAATAAAAATGCAGACATATATGATAGAAGTGAGGGGAAAGAAGATACTTTCACAAGTCTCACAAAAAGAATTACAGGACAAATTAAAATTAATCAGAGGTCTTGTATGGACATCTGGTGGTGATGATAAGGATATCAAAGTAACACTAAATAAAGCATAATCACCTTGCAGAATTTGGTTTGGGGTGATAGAATATCAACGTTAGTAAAACTATTAATTTTTTATGGCTAAAGGATTTACTGTTAAAACTGTAGCACCAAAAAAGGATAAATCATCAGAAAACATTTTTGATATTAATGAAGCAAAAGAAATGATTCGAGGTAAGACAGTTGTATTCTGTCTTCCTGGTCGAGGAGTTTCTTATACATTTCTTAAAAATTTTGTACAATTATGTTTTGACCTTGTACAATCAGGTGCAAGTATTCAAATTTCTCAGGATTATTCATCAATGGTGAATTTTGCTCGATGTAAAGTTCTTGGTGCAAATGTACTAAGGGGACCAAAACAAAAACCTTGGGATGGAAAGTTAAATTATGATTATCAATTATGGATTGATAGTGATATTGTATTTGATATTGAGAAATTTTATCGTCTTGTTGCAATGGATAAAGATATCGCAGCTGGATGGTATTGTACAGAAGATGGACACACAACATCAGTTGCACATTGGCTTGAAGAAGATGACTTCCGCACCAATGGTGGTGTGATGAATCACGAAACATTGGAAACAATGTCCAAACGTAAAAAACCATTTACTGTTGATTATACAGGATTTGGTTGGGTACTTATCAAAAATGGAGTATTTGAGAATCTTGAATACCCTTGGTTTGCTCCTAAGATGCAAGTATTTGAATCTGGAGAAGTTCAAGATATGTGTGGTGAAGATGTATCATTCTGCCTTGATGCAAAAGAAGCAGGATATGAAATTTGGTGTGATCCAAAAATTCGTGTGGGGCACGAAAAGACTAGGATTATCTGATAATATAATTCTCAGGCAAAAAATATTATAATATAGAGATTTTTTTTTATTTTTAGAGTTTATATCTTATATTCTCTAATATAATAAAAAATTTCTATAATTATTTTTTACCTACTAATATATTCCTCTCTCAGATCCTCTTGATCTTTCCCTTATAGTTTATCTCAATCTCTCTTTATTCTTATTTTAGATAGAGAGATTGAGAGGTCTTTAGACCTTATTCTAGACCTTATTCTAGACCTTATAATTTTCGCGCAAAAAACCGCTTTAAAAGAAAAAACTAGGAGAAATTTAAAATGGCACTAAACAAAAAAGATGTAAAAGTTGAAAGCAAACCAAAAACAACAATTCAAGGAAGTGGAAAAAATACAAAGTATTCTGCAACTAGTAGAAATGCTGCCAGAAAAAAATATAGAGGACAAGGTAAATAAATATTAAAAGATGCATTTAGCATCTTTTTTTGTATCTTAGGTATCTTTATGTCCTGTTTAATATCCAATCTACCCTCTCAAGAGGTATGGGTAAGGAAAGAATATCTTACAGATCACCAAAGTGGTCATGGAGAATACGAAAAAGGAATATGGGTTTCGGTAAAGTCTATACCAGGAAGAGCATTTTATTTTGAAACATATTTACCAGAATATGCAGCATTATATGATAAATTACCTATTAGTGCATTTTTATCAGAACCAAAAAAACCAGATCCAGATATGACACTTCATAATCTCCAATTTTGGAATTGTATGGATTATGGTGTTGTTACTGTGCAAAAGCAATTCATAGGTTCTATGAATTATGAAGTTTATACTAGAGATTATGGATCAATTCGTGGTACTTATATTTGCACAATAGATAACTATCATCAAGATCCAGATGTTATTGATTATGCAACAAGTGAAAATCCATCAGAACATAAATCACACAATCTAATTGAACTTGTTAATGGACAATATGCACTATATCCAAATAATAGAATGCGTGTATATGATAATAGTTTGACACCACCAGAACCAAAAACTCCTGATTTTAAAGTATCTACAGAATACTATCAAGTTGAAAATGGTTACGATTTGATGGGACTAGGAGATCAAGAGTCTTATTTCTGGGAAACAAAAAAAGAAAGAGGAATTTCATAATAAAAAGTATTATAGATATATTAAAAGTGTATTTCTGAATGTCAGTTAAAATCTCAAGGAGTTTTAAAGATATAAGTTTGTCTTTTACTAGACATCCAGTAACTAATGATATCACCATTCTTAGAAATGAAGATGCAATTAAAAAGTCTGTAATTAATTTAGTAAAAACAAATATTGGTGAAAGGTTTTTTAATCCAATTCTTGGATCGGGGGTTATTAACTCTTTATTTGAACTTCAATCATCAGGAGTTGAATCATCACTAGAAGAAGAAATTACCACGCTATTAAATAATTTTGAACCAAGAATAAGTTTAAATAGTGTTATAGTTCAAATAATTGAAGATAGTAATGAACTCGAAGTTAAAATATCATATAATATTGTTGGATTACCGATTCCAAACCAAAATATAGAATTTATTTTACAACCAAGTAAAGTGTAATGTCTTTTAACCAATTTACAAACTTAGATTTTAATGATTTAAGAACTCAGATAAAAGACTATTTGAGAGCAAACTCAAATTTTACTGATTTTGACTTTGAGGGATCTAATTTTTCAATATTAATTGATACTCTTGCATATAATTCTTACATTACTGCATATAATACTAATATGGCAGTCAATGAATCATTCATTGATAGTGCCACTTTAAGAGAAAACATTATATCATTAGCAAGAAATATAGGTTATGTACCAAGATCGAAGAGAGCAGCAAGGGCAGTAGTTACTTTTTCTGTTAATGTTAGTGGTATTCAAGCAAAAAGCGTGAAATTAAGTGCTGGAGTGGTTGCTACTGGAGCAATACAAGGAGGAAATTATATTTTTTCAATTCCAGATGATATAACAGTAACACCAAACAGTAACGGAATTGCAACATTTGAAAATATTGAGATTTATGAAGGTACTTTATTAAAAAAATCATTTATAGTTGATGATTCTCAAATTGATGCAAAGTATATTTTGCCTAATTTGGGAATAGATACGACAACAATTCGTGTTTCTGTTAGATCCACCGCAGTAGAAACTTATGAACCATATGCAAATATTTTTGAAGTAGATTCAAGCTCAAGACTTTATCTAATTCAAGAGATTGAAGATGAAAAATATCAATTACTCTTTGGTGATAATGTTTTAGGAAAAAAACCAGAAAATGGAAGCACAATAGATGCTACTTATATTGTAACTAACGGTATAGATGGAAATAATGCATCAAATTTTACTTTTTCTGGAAATCTAACTTATCAACAAGCAGGTGGTGAAGTACAAATAACATCTGGAATATCTCTTATTACAACCATACAAGCAGCGGAAAATGGTGATAATATTGAATCCATTGATAATATCAAATATCTTGCCCCAAGGGTATATTCATCACAGTATAGAGCAGTTACATCAGAAGATTACATTAGCCTAATACCTTTTTTATATTCAAATGTAGAGTCGGTAAGTGCTTATGGTGGAGAAGAATTGGATCCACCACAATATGGAAAAGTTTTTATTACAATAAAACCAAAAAATGGAGAATTTTTGTCCGAAGTTTCAAAAAATCAAATAAAGGAAAATTTAAAAAAATATACTGTTGCTGGCATTAAGCAAGAATTATTAGATCTTAAGTATTTGTATGTAGAATATGATACTACAGTATCATATAATCCTTCATTAATTTCTAGTGAAGATGGATTGTACTCTAGAATACTAAAAACAATTGAAAATTACTCAAAAACATCTGATATAAATTCTTTTGGGGGAAGATTTAAATATAGTAAATTTATTTCACTCATTGATAAGGTGGATACTGGAATAACTTCCAATATAACTACTATAAAAATGAGAAGAAATTTAACTCCAGCATATAATGTATTAGCAAATTACGAAATTTGTTATGCAAATAAATTCCATTCAGATCTTGAAGGGTTTAATGTGAAATCTTCAGCATTTAAAATTGATGGTGTTGATGGGGATGTATATTTGACCGATACTCCATTAAGTAATGACAGTAAAACTGGAGTAATTAAATATTTTATCATAGAAAATAATGTTCCAAAATTTATTAATAATAATGCAGGAACAGTAAATTATGAAAAAGGTGAAATTATATTATACCCAATAGTAATTACATCAACATCATTGGAAAATAAAATAGAAATAGAAGCAATTCCAGATTCAAATGATATTCTTTCAAGAGAAAATATTTATATTGTACTAGATAATACAGATGTTAGCAAATTATCATTAATTAAAGATACATTATCATCTGGATCAAATCGTTCTGGTCTAAGTTATGTTCCACCATCAAGTTTTACAAACAATAAAAAATACACAAGATAAAAATGATTGAAAGAAAGGTTAAAATTTTAGATGTTTTAAGTAGTCAAATACCAAATTTTATTGAGGAAGAAAATCCTCTGTTTAAAGAATTTCTTCGTCAGTATTTTATTTCCGAACAACATCAATTTGGATCCACTTCTTTATCTGAGGATTTACCAAAATATAAAAATATTTCTACTTACTCTAATGTTAATCTTTCATTATTTCCAATATTTTTAACTGAAAATGTTAGTATATTTGATGATATAATTAATGTAAATACAACTGCTGGTTTTCCTGATAAGTACGGACTTATTAAAATTGGCAATGAAATAATTACATACACAGAAAAAACAGCAAATACTTTTAATGGATGCATTAGAGGATTTAGTGGTATTGATCAAATAGAAAGCGAGTATAATCCAGAATTTTTATCATTTATTTCCACAAATTCTGAAGATCATTTATTAGGGGACTCTGTTGAAAATTTAAGCTTTGTATTTCTTGCAGAATTTTATAAAAAGTATAAGTATCAATTCATACCAGGATTTGAAAATAGAAACTTTCAACAAAATTTATCAATAGAAAATATTTTAACAAGGGCAAGAGACTTTTATTCATCAAAAGGGACAGATACTGCATTAAAGATATTATTCAGTGTTCTTTTTGGAAAAAATGTAGAAATAATAAAACCATTTGACAATACAATAACACCTTCAGATGCTGAATGGTTAGTAGCATATGAAATGATTGTTGATGCAATTGAAGGAAATCCATTAAATTTGACAAAATCAACAATTGTAAGTGATTCATTATCAAACCCCTTGGCAAGTGGAGCAATTTCAAATGTAGAAGAAATATTTTTGGGAAATAAAAAATATTATAAGATTTTAATCTCTAGAGATACATTAGTTGGTAATTTCATTATTAATAACAAAACTGAAGTAATCGGCACAGGAACTACCACATCAGTAGTTACTGTAGATTCTACTATTGGTTTTTCTGATTCTGGATCTTTTTATTATCTTGACTCTTTGGGAGAATATAATGAAGTAACATATCAATCAAAATCATATAATCAATTTTTTGATTGTTCTGGTTTAGATAATACACTTCAAGAAAATACCAAAATTATTGGTAATCAATTTATCTATGGTTATGAAAATAATCAAGAAGACCAAATATGTATTATGAGGATTGTTGGGTCCATTTCAGATGTAATTAATAAAGAAAATACGAAATATTTTACTCCAAATGATGAATTGTATTTAAAAAGTCTAGGAGAAAAAACAAGTTTAGATGATAAAAAGAATAATAATTGGTTTTATAATAATGCATCAAAAAATTCTGTTTTATCAGTAGATCCAGCAACAAACACAATAATAACAAAAGATTATCATTTTCTTTATGTTGGTGATAAAGTTGATATTATTGATTTATCTAATGGAGGAGTTGCAGTTAATAATGCTACAGTTTCTCAAGTTGTAAGTAAAATCCAATTTCAAATAAACTCTGGGGCATTAGAACTTGGAGCTAATTACATTGTTAAAAAAAGATTAAAATATGTTTCTAATGATTTAAATTTAAAAGGTTTAATGTCGGATATTCAAAATTCATTTTTGGATCAGGATAAGAACACTTACATTGCATTTTCTGGGTTTCCCTCATATTCAGATTTAGAAACAACCAATAGATCGAAAACATTTACACAAAATAATATTTCTCCAAGTATAATTTCACTAAATGATCACAATTTTATAAATGGTGATAAAATATATTATATTCCAGAATCTACTAGTGGTGAAATAGTTGGTTTATCTACTGGATTTTATTATGTGAAAAAAGTTGATAATAATAATTTATCTCTTTGTATTAGTAGAGAAAATGTTCATAGCAATTTAATAATACCGATTAGTGGCATTGGTACAGGAACATATAGAATTACCCCAGCAAGTCTATCACAAAAAAGTTTAAAAAATCAAAATAACTTTAAAAGAATAAGGAAAGTTCCAAAAAATAAATCAAATGAACTAGAAATACGTGGTCCAATTGGGGTAACACTCAATGGTGTTGAGTTATATTCTCCAATATCTTTGAATTCTATCTATTATGGACAATTAAACCGTATTAATGTTCTTGATGGAGGCAATGGATATGATGTAATAAATCCTCCTGAAGTTTTAATTGAAGATACTATAGGGTCTTCTGCACAAGCATATGCTTGTGTAGAGGGAGCAATCTCCGAAATTGTTTTATCTTCTCCTGGATTTGATTATACCGAAACACCCTCAATTAATGTAATTGGAGGAAATGGCGTAAATTCAGAAGCTGAAGCAAAAACAAAAGCATTTATACATAATATTTCTTTTTCTGATAGATTTGTAAGCCTTTCAGAAAATGTAGTAAATCTAAATACAGACCATAAATTTTTAGATGGGGAGGAAGTAGTCTATACTACTAGTGGTTTATCAATTGGAATTGGAAGTACTAATGTTGGATATTCAACTTCAAGATTATCAAATGGTGGAACTTATTTTATAGCAAAGATTGATAATTTTAAGTTTTCTCTCGCAACAACAAAAGAAAGAGCACTTCAAAAAACAAACTTAATTGATTTTTTATCTTTTGGTAATAGATCACATACAATTACTTCAAAAAAAGTAAGAAAAATAATTGATAGAATTGTATTAAAAAATTCAGGAGAAAAATATTCAAACAGAAGAGTTATTATAGATTCTAAAAATTATCCTCCACAAAATAGAGAAGATTTATTTAAAACTTTTGTTGGTATCAATACTTATGATAATTATATTTTTGCAAAAAATCATAGTTTTAAAGATGGTGAAGTTTTAGCATATTTCTGTGAAGGAACAGAAATATCTGGACTATCTACATCAAATTATTATAAAGTAACAGTTCTTGATGAAAATAGATTTAAACTAAGTAATGCTGGAACATCCTCAAGTGTATCAAGCACTAATTATAATAATAAAATATATGAAAATTTAGAATCAATAGGAGTTGGGACTCATGAATTTAGATATCCACCAATAACAGTAAATATAGTTGGATCTGTAGGAATTGGAAGCACACAAAAACCAGACTATTATGATGCAAGTGCTTATGTGAAAGTTAAAGGAAATATTGAAAATATTTTCTTAAAGGATGGTGGGGCAGGATATGGATCATCTGATGTTATAGATTATTTAAGAAACCCAACAATTACTTTAAAAACTGGAAGAAATGGGGCAGTAAAACCAGTTATTAATGAAAATGGAGTAATTGATAGCGTTTATATTGTAAATTCTGGGGAAAATTATACATCTCCCCCTGAGTTAATTGTTTCTGGTCCAGGAAAATATGCAAAATTACGAGCAAGTGTTTTAGATGGAGAAATTGTTTCAGTTGAAATAATTAATGGAGGAACTGGATATACTAAAGAAACTTATATAAGTGTTATTCCTAGTGGAAATGGTGCAAAATTTGGAGCAGATTTACAAGAATGGAAAATTAATACAGTAGAAAGGTATAAATCTACACTAAACCTTGAGGAATATAAAGATACACTACAGATAAAATCAGAAACTAGGGAAAAAGAAAATAAAATATGTTCGTTTTATGCACCAAAAGAAATTAGAAAATTATTAAATGATAATTTAGATCCAAACACATTTGAAGAGCTTGAAGAATTAGATACGCACTCTCCAATTATTGGATGGGCATATGATGGAAATCCAATATATGGACCATATGGAAATGTAAAAAGTATCCCAGATACGTCTGGAACTGGGGGACTTAAAAGAATTGAATCAAGTTATGAACTAAATCCTTTATCTGATAGCACATTAAGACCAAATTATCCATCTGGATATTTCATTGAAGATTATGTATATACCGGAAATGGCGATCTTGATGAGTATAATGGTAGATTTGTCGTTAATGAGGATTTTCCTAATGGGTCTTATGCTTATTTTTCAACTTTAGATTCATTTAAAAACCCACAGTTTCCTTATATTACATTTGAGCATAATAATGAGACAGATCCATTCAATTATGACCTAATTAGATCACAATCGGATGTATATTTAAATACTGGAGAATATGTAAGAAATATAACACCATTGGGACTAGGGGAGGAAAATAGAAGCTATGATTTTCTATCAGATCCATTAAATTCTAATGTAAAATTAAAAGTAAAAAATACTAAAAAATCTGGCATATCAACAGTTTTCGTAAATTTTCCTGGAAATTCCTATAATATTAATGATAAAGTTATATTTGATTCTAATGAAACAATTGATTGTTATATTGATGAAATTATTGGAAAAAATATAATTTCAATAGCTACAACAAGTATTGAAGTTAATAATTTAGTATTTTCCTTAGCCGATAATAAAGTTACCGCATTCAGTACTTCTCCGCACGGTTTTTCTGACAATGATATTGTTTTTATATCCGGAATAACATCTTCAACATACAAAAATATAGAGGGGAAAAGAGTTATTGGAGTTAATACTTTTTCTTCTACATTAAGTGTAGCAGTTGCAAGCACTACAGTAACTGGATATAGTACTTTTATATCTTTATCAGAACCAACATCTACTGGAAATTTTTATGTTGATGATTTAATTAAAGTTGGTAATGAGAAGATGTTAATTACTAATATTGATAACTATAATAATAGATATATTGTTATTAGATCCTATGACAATTCGACTGGTTCTGCACACACTCAGGGAAAATTTGTAGAAAAATTATCAAAAGAATTTACATTTAATATTGATAAAAAGTTAAATAACTTCAATTTAAATGTTAATAAGTATTATTATTTTGATTCATCTTCATCTGTCGGTATTGGAAGTACCTACACAAGTGTCGTTGTTGGCACTTCAGGAAGTACAAATATAGTAAAATCAATTCCACCAAGGGCAATATATCTTCCTGGACATAGTTTTAATAGTGGAGACGAATTATCTTTAGTTTCTATTGGTGGCACTATACTAGCGTCTAGAAATTCATCACTAACTCCATCTTTTTCACTTGCTAATATTGATCAATTATATTGCGTAAAATTAAATAGAGATTATATTGGAGTATCTACAGAAAAGGTTGGATATACAACTTCTTATGTATATTTTGTAAGTGCTAGTGGTAATTCTCACAAGTTTGAAACAATAAAAAATCAAATAACTGGAACTGCAAAAAGAATAGACTCAGTTATTACATTAGATGAAGAGCACAACATACAACAAAATGAAAAAATTAGACTAAATGTAAATCCAAGTTATACTCAAAGCTTTAATTTCTTATTTGATGAAAATATTAAGAAATTAGTTGTTAATCCTGTCTCATTTGCATCCACATCAGTTGGTGTTGGTTCAACACTATCTACAATATTGATTAGTAATCACGATTATGAGACTGGAGATTTGCTTTTATATTCAGCAAACGATCCTATTTCTCCTTTAACTAACAATCAAATATACTATGCTATAAAAATTTCAGACAATACTATTAGGCTTGCAACTAATAAATATGATTCAACAAAATATCCAAATGAATATATTGGTATCACTTCTTTTGGATCAGGAAATCACACATTATCAAAAGTTAATCCAAAGTTAAACTTTTATACTGGAAATACAGTTTCTATTGCAACATCAGATTCTAGCATGTCTGGATATGATATTGTCTTCTATAGAGATCCAGAGTTTAAAGCAAGATATGATACTTCTTTAATTAAAAAACAAGGAGTTAATGGTGATGAAGATTTAAATACAAAAATTTTAATTTCTGTTGGAAGCTCTTTACTGAATACTTTTTATTACCGAGTAGAAGGTAAAGATTTAAATTATTTAAATACTTATCCATCATCAGTAAATGAAGAAGTTTCCAATTATTCCAAAATAAAAGTATTAGAGTCAAAATATAACAATATTCATAAAGTATCTGGAATAGGAAGTACCACTATTACATTAAATTTGGAAAGTAATCCAGAAAGGTTATATTATGATGCTCTTGGATTTAGTAGTGCGTTTTACTCTACCGCATCAGTTAATGAATCTGGAGGAATATTTTCAATAAAAGTTTTAAATCCAGGAAAATCCTTGAAGAACCTTCCACCAATATTGTCAGTTGGTTCTACAACTGGTTCTTTTGCTGATGTTTCTGTAGAATCAGATGAAATTGGAAAAATAATTGATTTTGATATTATATCTCAGGGTTTAGAAATACCAAATGACAAAACATTAATACCCAAAGCTGATGCTTATACTATTTTAAAATTAAAAAATTACTACACATTAAATTCTATTGGTGTGGATAGTGGAGGAAAAGATTACATTTCTGCTCCAAATACAATTGCTATAGGAAATTCTTCAATAATTACAAAAACTAATATTGAGGGAAGTTCGGTTTCAAGTGTTGATATTTTAGTAAATGATAGTGGTATACCAAAAGATGTTAGATTTATTCCAACAATAAACACAAATGGTGTCAATGTAATTGGTGCAACTTCCGCATTTGAAGTAAATACTCTTTCTTTAAGAGCTCCACTTCTTGGATTTGATCCATTTCCATTTACTATTGGTGATGAAATATATGTAGAAAACGTAAAAATTACTGATAGTGCAAATGGGTATAACTCCAGTGATTATGGATATCATTATTTTACAGTTACAGAAATTAATACTACATCTGGAACGGAAAGTATTTCATACTCAATTTCTGGTTTAGGTTTAACTGGTGGAACTTTTGATAGTGCATATACTTATGGAAGGGTTATTAAAAAAAGCAACTTGGCACAATTTACTCCAACATTTAAGGAAGTTGAATTTGTTGAAGGAGAGTTAGTAAGTCAAATTGATGGTTCTGCTTATGGATATGTTGCAAAAAATGGATGGGATCCAAATTTTGGAATTTTAAAACTTAGAAATGTAAATGGAGAATTTGATAGTGATAAAAAAATAATTGGATCCATAGGAAACTATAAGTCAGAGGTTGATGAAAAATATGAATTTGATTTAAACTTCTTAGTTAGTCCTTTATTTTTAAAACCACAAAACTGGATTTCGGATAAAGGAAAATTAAACTTATCCGATCAAAGAATTCACGATAATGACTATTATCAAAGATTCTCATATTCAGTTAGGGGTGAAGTTGATTATGAAACTTGGAAAGAACCAGTGAATAGCTTAACTCATGTTTCTGGATTCAAGAATTTTTCAAATTATGAGATTATAAATGGAATTGGAAATACAGCAATAATCAAAAAAGAAGATTCTATAATTGATTTAACTATTGAATTGCTTGGAGAAGCATCTGTTTATGACAGATTTTATTATGATTTAGTATCAGAAGATACTGAAGATTCCTCATTATCTAAAATTATAAAATTTGATTCAAAACTTATTACAGATTATAATGAATCAAGAACTAATAAAGTTTTATTATTGGATGATATTAGTTCTCAATTTACTGGAATAGTTACTAGTTTGGGTGGAGGACTAATCGGTTTAAGTACTTTTGTACTATATTCTTCTACAAATAGAATTTTTTATAAAGAATTTGATCCATCTGGAATAAACACATCAACTTCTATAATATCAATAAATGATCATGAATTTAATACTGGAGAAATATTAACGTATTCTGAAAATACTGGATATCCAATAGGAATTGCAAGTACTTATGTATCTGGTATTGGTTTAACTAGTATCTTACCAAACACTGTATATGCTATAAGAGTAACAAAAGATCAAATAAAATTAGCAATAGGAAGATCCGAAGCAATTGCAGGAAGCGCAGTATCATTCACTTCTATAACTGGTATTGGTTCTACTCATTCACTATCTGTAGAGACTGATTTAGCAACTAGTAGAGCAGTTATATCTATAGATAATATTTTACAGAGTCCATTATCCAGAAAAGATATTATCGTTTCTCTTGCTTCTTCTGTTGGAATATCCTCTACTACAATTTATCTCAATGATATATCAAAAATAGAAGGTAATTCTTTAATAAAAATTAACAATGAAATAATAAAAGTAAATTTAGTAGGTGTTGGATCTACTAATGTCTTAAATGTTGATAGAGGGTGTATGGGATCAGTTTCTTCTGGTCATACAGTGGGAGCATCTGTAACTGTACTATCTGGAGATTATAGAATTAAAGATGGTATTTTATACTTTTCAGATCCTCCATATGGTCCTTCTGGGATTGGGTCACTTACATCAAAATCATCATTTCACGGAAGAGTATTTTATAAACTAAATTATGATACAAATTATATAATAGATGACATATCAGAGAATTTTGATAGCTCCACATCTGATTTTGATTTGAAAAATAATGGTCAAACAATATCAGGTATTCAAACAAGTTTTGGATTTATTTTAGTTAATAACATATTCCAGAGACCATTTTATGGGGATGTTGGATCAATTTTGGAATCCGATTATGAAATTGTTGGTACTGGCCAAACAATCTCATTTACTGGTTCAGAAATAGATAGAGATTTACCAAAAGGTGGAATAATTAATGAGTTTTCAGTTGGAATTGGAAGTGGGTATCAAGTACAGCAAAGAGCATATGCTTATGCAGTTGTTTCTATAGCAGGAACTATACAATCAATTGGCATTTCAACTGGTGGATCTGGATATACAATAAATCCTAGAGTTTCTATTGCAGATACTCTAGGAGTTGGTTTTGGAGCTTCTGTTTTATCTTCTGTCAATAACGGAATAGTAACATCATTTACAATTTCAAATCCCGGAAGTGGTTATACATCATCAAATCCTCCTTTACTTTTCATAGATGAACCTACTCCTTATAAAAATTTACCTCTCAGTGGTGGATCTGGTAAAAATGCATCTATGAATGTTAATGTTGGAACAGGTGGAAGTGTAATATCTTTTGAGATTGAAAATAGGGGATATGGTTATTCTATTGGAGATAATTTATCATTAACTGGAATTCCGTATCAAGTAGGAATAGGAACTTCAGCATTCAATATAACTGTTAAAAATAGATACCAAAATAAATTTTCTGGATGGACTTTTGGGCAACTTCTAGAACTTGATGATTTTAGCAATTTATTTAATGGATTTAGAAAGTCTTTCTTACTAACAAGAACTATAGTAACTAAAGAATATTATAGTGTTGTTGCTCAAGCGGATTCTGGTATAGCTCTTGCAAATAATCTTTTAATATTTTTAAATGATGTTTTACAAAAACCAAATATAGATTATATCTTTAATGGTGGAACTAGATTGTCATTTAGAGAAGCTCCAAAGAGCGGAAGTAAATTGAAAATATATCTCTATGTTGGATCTTCTGATGATTATATTGAAGTTGATGTTGCCGAAACCATCAAACCAGGAGATAGATTAAGACTACAAAAACAAGATAATGTTCCTAGCCAAGAAGAAAGAACAATTTATGAACTAATTGCATCTGACACTTTAGAAACTCAAACATATGGTGGTATTGGAATTGTTACTGACGGTACATTTTTACGTCCAGTAGTTTGGTCTAAGCAAACTACAGATTTAATAATTGATGGTAATATTGTATCAAAGGAGAGAGATTATCTAGAGCCAGGAATATATCCAAGTACAAATATAATTACATCAATTGCATCTACAGATACAAGATTATATGTAAAAAATGTTTATCCAATTTTTAAAAATATTGATGATTTGGGACAAACATTAAATGATATAAGAATTGTTGGATTAGGAACTACTGCAGTAACTGAGACTATTGAAAGTGTATCATATAATGGAGATTATGGATTAATTGTTGGAATAGGGACAAGTGCTATAGGAATAGGAACAACAAGTCCAGTATTAATTTTTGATATTATACCAAATCCAAACATAGTCAATGATGTTTCTATTTCTGGTTTATCTACAGGAGATTATTTTGTAGTGGAAAATACTATAATTGGAAGTGGGGTTACATCTATTAAGAATAATTTAAGTGAAATTGTTTCTATTGGAAATAGTTTTATTGATAATGTTTATTATGCAAATCATATAGTTTCTGTTGGTTCTTCAACTCTTCGTATTTATTCAAATGTTTCATCAGTAGATGGAATAACTACATCAAACTTACCATCTAATCTTTTAAGTTATGGATCATACACTTGGGGGGCAATTGATGGATCTAGAGGTTTAAATGCTAAAGAATTTGAATTTTATAATCAAAATGGATTACTTGGGATAGAAACTTCTGCAAATATTTCTAGATTACTTCCACTAAGATTATCCTATTAATGTATAAATAGTCAAAAAACATTATGCCCGCTATAATTACTGATCAATTTAGAATATTAAATGCAGAGACTTTTGTTCAAAGTTTCACTGGTATTGGAACTACTACTAATTATTATTACACATTTTTAGCTCACCCAAACCCATCAAATACAAATATTGAAAATTATGGGTCTTCAACTTGGAGCTCTGATCCACCAGAACCAAAAGACTCTTTTCAACAAGAAAATTTATACTTTGATAGTATGCTTTTTCTTAAAAGAGTTTATTTCAATGACGTGTCTAAAATTATTCCTAGGTATAACTGGCAGTCAGGTGTAACTTATGATATGTATAGAAATAATTATGATATTAATAATTCTGCACCTCAAACTAATTCAAAAACTTTGTATGATTCTAGATACTATGTTGTAAATTCTGAGTATAAAGTTTATATTTGCATTAATAATGGGGCAAATCCAGAATACCCAGAAGGTCAAAAATCCATAAGCGAACCAAATTTTGTTGATGTAAATCCTCAACAGGCAGGAGACGGTTCTGATGGTTACTTATGGAAATATCTTTATACCATTTCACCATCAGATATTATTAAGTTTTCTACTGAAAATTATATACCAGTACCAAGATACTGGGGAGATCCAATTACTGAAAATATAAAAAATTCTGCGGTTTCTGGAAAAATTGAAACTGCAATAGTAAAAAATAGGGGTTCTGGATATACAATATCTGGAGGAGTATTTACTGGAACTGTATCAAATATTCCAATACTTGGAGACGGTTTTGGTGGATTTGCCTCTGTTACAATTAGTGGAGGAGAAATTGACACAATTCAAATTACTAATGGAGGAACTGGATATACTAGAGCTTTTATTAATTTTGGTCCAGGATTGGAAGAAACACCAACAATAACTTCTGGATCGGGAGGACAGTTTGAAATCATAATTCCCCCTAAAGGTGGTCATGGATTTGACATCTATAGGGAACTTGGATCTTATAGAGTTATGGTTTATTCAAAATATGAATCAGAATCTGACTATATTATTGGGAACAATTTTTCTCGTGTGGGAATAATAAAAAACCCAACATTATATGGAAGCGAAGAACAACCGATAAATACTTCTACAGCAACTAATCTTGGAGCATTAAAATTAAAACCAGTCGGTGCTGGTAATACCTCTGATACATTTTATCCAAATAATGCTTTAATAACTCAAAGTGTCGGTGTCGGATCAACTGCAGTTGGATACGTTGCATCATGGGATCAAAATACTGGAATATTAAAATATTACCAACCAGTTGGACTTACAACATTAAGTGCTTATGGTAATAGACTTTTTAATTTTGTGGGGTCTGCATCTATCATAAATTGTTCTACAGTTGAAGGACAATCTCTTATTGTTGATACTAGTTTTTCTGGAAATACTATTCAAATTGGTGGAAGAATTATTAATTTAGGTCAAACATTTTCATCTGGTATATCAAATCCTGAAATTCAAAAATATTTTGGTGAAATAATTTACGTTGATAATAGGGCACCAATTACAAGGTCATCCTCACAAAAAGAAGAAGTAAAAATTGTAGTAGAATTCTAAAGAAATGTCCCAAAAAACTAATCTAAACATATCTCCATATTTTGATGATTTTAGTGAGAATAATAATTACAAGAAAGTTCTTTTTAAGCCTGGGTTCCCAATTCAGGCAAGAGAGCTTACAACTTTACAATCAATACTACAAAACCAAATAGAAAGATTTGGGCAACATTTCTTTAAAGATGGATCTGTAGTTATACCTGGAGGAACTTTTTATGATGAAAACTACACATCAGTAAAAATAAATCCTTATTTTTTGAATATACCAGTAAAAGAATATACAAAAATTTTATCTGATAATAAAATTGAAATCAGAGGAGAAACTTCTGGTGTAGTTGCAACAGTTGTTAATAGATTAACAGATTCAGAATCTGAGCAGGGATACGACACTCTTTATATTAAATATAAAAATTCTGGTAATAATGGAACAATAAGAACATTTCAAGATGGTGAAAATCTAATAACCTTATCAGATATCAATTATTCATTAGAAAATATTCCAGCAAATAGTTCTTTTGCACAATGTATTGATACAAATTCAACTGAAGTTGGATCTTCTGCTTCAATTAATGAAGGTATATACTTTATAAGGGGGTATTTCGTTAAAGTTGATAGTTCTGTATTAATTCTTGATCAATATTCAAATACTCCAAGTTATAAGATTGGATTATTAATTTCAGAAGAAATTATATCAGCATCTCAAGAAAATCAAGATTTATATGATAATGCTTTAGGTTTTTCAAATGAGTCGGCACCAGGAGCAGATAGATTTAAAATATCAACATCTTTACATAAAAAATTAATTTCAGATGTTAATGATGAAAACTTTGTAGAATTGTTAAGAGTTGAAAATGGAACTTTAAAAAAATTTATTGGTAATAAAACAGATTATAGTATTTTTAAAAATGAACTAGCAAGAAGAACTTATGATGAATCTGGAGATTACTATGTAAAGCCTTTTGCAATTGATGTAAGGGAATCTTTAAACGATAGAATTTCAAATAGAGGATTATACTTTGAAAATCAATTGACCCAAAATGGAAATACTCCATCTGACGATATTTTTGTTTTGCAGGTATCTCCAGGAAAGGCATATATAAGAGGTTTTGAAATAGATAAATTATCAACATCTTCAATAGATGTTCCTAAACCAAGAACTACAAAATCTAAAAATAATATAAGTTTGCCCGTAGAACTTGGTTCTATTACTAAAGTTGATAACGTTTTTGGATCACCGAAAATTGGTTTTTCTACAACATATACAGTAAGTCTTTTAGATAGAAGACTTGCTGATAGACAAATTGGGTCTGCAACAACTATAGGATTAGCTAGAGTATATGATTTTAATCAAAAAGTTATATCTGGCGTTTCCACTACGCAATATGAGTTAAGACTTTTTGATGTTCAAACATACACAAACTTAACAATTGGATATGGATTAACTGCTCCTGCAGATGCTCACGTAAAGGGCCAATACAGTGGATCTGTTGGGTTTTTGAAAGATTCAGTTTCTAATGGAACATCTCTGATTGTTTATGATACTAGGGGACAATTCCAAATAAATGAGCCACTAATAATAAATGGAATAAGTGTTGGTAGAAATATTTCATCTATAAGAGATTATGACATTACTGATATAAAAGCAGTATATAACAGTGTCGGAGTTACAACATTTGCTTCAGATTTAGTTTTAGATAGAAAGAAAAATTTATTTTCAAGTTCTAGCCAATTTACAGTTTCTTCTGGTGGAACTGTAACCTCTCCTAGTATATCTGATTTTAATTCACTAGTAAAAATTGGAGATATTGTAAGGTATTCTATTCCTGGTTTTAGTACATCAACTTATAATAGAGTTGTTTCAGTAAATGCAAATGAATTAAACTTAGAAAGTGTTACTCCAATTTTAGGAGTTTGTGAAGGTGGTCTTCCAAGTACTGATCAAAATGTTATAGATTTTGATGTTGTTACAAATTCTTTAGAAAAGAACGGAAATTTTGGATACAGAATAAAACTGCAAGATAAATATGTATCTTCAATAAATCTTTTAGATGCTAACTATATTATAAGAAAACAATTAACAAAAAATATTACAGGAACTACTTTTACATTTTATTTAAGTGATTTAGGAGATACCAATATTTTCTTTGAACCTTTTACTGAAAATAATTATGTCTTAATTTGGAGGACTGGAGAAAGAGAATTAATAAGAGATTCTCAAGTTACATTTAATAATGATTTAAATGAAATGACTATTTCTGGATTATCTAAAACTGGTTATGCAACTTTAACTGCAACAGTAAAAAGAAGCAGTCTTTCATCTAAAGAAAAATCTTTAATTAGATGTAGTTCTATAATTGTAAGTAATTCAAAATACCAAGGCTCAGGTATTGGATCTACAACATTTAATGATGGTTTATCATACAATACAGTTTATGGTACAAGAGTACAAGATGAAGAAATCTCACTAAATGTTTCAGATGTTTTTAGAGTTTTAGGTATCTTTGAATCAAATGATTTATCAGATCCAGAAGTTCCATCAATAACAGTTTCTTCACAGACAGATTCATTTGTAAATAATGTAATAATAGGTGAGCAATTTATTGGGAATACTTCAGGAGCACTCGCTCGGGTAGTACGAGTTGTAGGAAGTCAGCAACTAGAGTTTGTATATGAAAATCAAAAAACATTTGAAATTGGTGAATCTATCACATTAAAAACTTCTGGAATTGTTGCAAATATTAGCTCATTAGTTATTGGTGATAGAAATATTATTGATAATTATTCACTAGACAGTGGTCAAAGATTAGAATTTGTAGATTATGGAAGAATTATTAGAAAAAAATCTACAGCAGAACCAACAAGAAAATTAAAGGTAATATTTGATTATTATTTAAATAATGAAAGTTCTGGGACAATTGAAACAGTTAATAGCTATAATGCTTTAGATTACTCCAAAGAGATACCATTTTCAATTAATACTAGATCTTCTGATCTTTTGGATTTTAGACCAAGAGTGGGAACTTATTCCACATCAAGTACTCAATCACCATTTTCATTTTCTTCAAGGAATTTTTTAAATTCTTCTTCGGAAACTTTAGTTTCAAAAAAAACTATCATTCTTGACTACGATTATTATCTTGGAAGAATTGATAGATTATATTTAACTAAAGATGGAAATTTTGAATTAAAAGAAGGAGACCCCTCTGAAAATCCAAAAGCTTCAACCCCAAATGAAGAAGCTTTTGAGGTTGCTTCTATAAAAATGAATCCATATGTTCTAAATGCTTCTGTGGATTGCTACGTAAGTACAATTCCACATAAAAGATATACAATGAATGATATTGGAAGATTGGAGAATAGAATAAAAAATCTAGAAAATTATACAACACTTTCTCTTCTCGAAACAGATACTAAAAATTTAAGTATTAAAGATCCAAATACTGGATTGGATAAGTTTAAGTCTGGATTTTTTGTAGATAATTTTAGAAGTCACAATTATCACAATCTTACTGGAGAATCATATTTTGATATTGATTTAGAAACTGGAGAATGCAGACCAAGGACTACAGAAAGAAATGTTGGATTGATTTTTGAGACAGTTTCTTCTTCATTAAATCCAATAAATTCTGATTATAGATGGATTGATGATTTTGGCTCTTCAAATATTACGAGAAAGGGTTCTGGTCTTACATTAAACTATGATGAAGTTGAGTTTATATCACAACCATTAGCGACAAGGGTTGAAAATTTAAATCCATTTTTAGTAATAATATATATCGGAAACATTGAACTAAATCCATCTTCTGATTTTTGGATTGAAGAAGTTCCATTAAACACTCCAGATACAATAAAAATTGATTCAGTTTATAATGCGATGTCTAGTCTTCTTGGAGTGGAAAATCGTGAAAATGGTGGAATGGCTGCAAGTTATTGGAATAGCCATGAAACAACTTGGACTGGGAGAGATAAAATAGGAGAATCCGTAATTGGAACAGAAGTTCGTACTTTGGGAACAAGAGTTTCCACAAATGTAGAAACTGATGCTTGGGCTAGAACTACTACAACCACTACATCAAGAGATCAAAGAGTAACTGAAGATTTGCTTGAAGTTTTTGAAGAAACTGGTATTGATAGGGAATTTGGACTTCAACTTTCTTCAGGAGTTGATACTATAAGTTTAGGAAATAAAATTATTGGTACAGATGTTTTATATAATTGTAGATCTAGAAATATTGAAGTAGTTGGAAGAAGATTAAAACCAAATACAAAATATTATGTTTTTATGGAAAATGTTGATGTTACTGAATACTGTGTTCCAAAACTTATTCCAGTTACAATGAGGCGTGGTGCTTTTTCTACTTCAGATATTATTCAAACATCAATATCTCCAACTGTTATAGGAACACCAAAAATAAAATTTAGGGCAGCACAAGCAAATCATAAATTTGGACCATATAATTCTCCAACAGAAACATATAGTACAGAACCATATACATTAATTAATTTAACATCTTCTTATTCTGGTTCTAGCAATATCATAAATGTAGATACTTTTGATCTTTCGAGTTTTACAAATCCAGATCGTATAGGTTGGATAAGATCTGGAATGATATTAGTAAATTCTCAAGGAACTGCTGAAGCATCTGTAAATTCTTTAGAGTTGATAAGTGACGAGAAAGGCAATTTATTATTCTCATTACATATACCAGATCCAAAAATTGATAGTAATCCTAAATTTACTACTGGCCTAAACACTATTAGAATAACATCAAGCCAAACTAATAGTAATATTTTAGGTCCTGGTGAAAGTTCAGCAGAAGCTACTTATAATGCATCTGGTTTATCACAAAGCACTCAAGAGCAAGTTCTTTCAATTAAAACTCCGGAAGTTGAAAGAATTCAGGTTGGTTCGGATCAACCAATAACTAGAATAGTACAAGAGCAGGATAGGAGGGTTTCTGATAGAACAGTAACTACATCAACAAGTAGAATTGAAAGATTTCCACCTCCACCCCCAGTTGTAAATATAACAAACATAACAAATGTAAATCAAAATATAACAAATGTAAATCAAAATATAACAAATGTAAATCAAAATATAACAAATGTAAATCAAAATATAACAAATGTAACAAATGTAAATCGAAATATAACAAATGTAACTCGAAATATAATTCAGCAACGTCCACAACCTCCAGCAAGAGTAGATCCTTTAGCTCAATCATTCTTAGTACAAAGACAAAAACAAGATGGAATTTTTATCACTGGAGGAGACTTATACTTTAAAACAAAGGATGATACTTATCCAGTAACAGTTCAAATTAGAACTATGCAAGATGGATCACCAACAAATACGGTAGTTCCATTTGGACAAACTATAATAGATCCAAATGACATAGTTCTTTCAGATGATGGAAGTTCTGCAACTAGGTTTAATTTCTCTACACCAGTATATCTTCAATCTGGATATGAATATGCTTTAGTTTTACTTGCTGACACCGATAAATATTTGACTTTTATATCTAGATTGGGTGAAGAAGATTTAATTAGTGGATCAATTAATAGCAGACAACCAACTTTAGGGTCTCTATTTAAATCTCAGAATGCTTCAACTTGGGATGCAAGTCAATATGAAGATTTAAAATTCAAATTATATAAAGCAAAATTTGTTATTAATACTCCATCAAGTGTTATTTTTTACAATCAAGAATTGCCTTTTGGAAATATTTTAAAAGAAAATCCTGCTGTTTCTTATTCAAAACGTCAATTTATTTCCATTGCAAGTACAACAAGATTTTTTGAGCAAGGAAATACTATCACGCAATCGATAAATACTGCAAATATATTCGCATCTGGTGGTCCAGTTGGTCTTGGTACAACTTCACTAACATTATCTTTCTCTGGAATAGGTTTAACTGATGGATCTTACTCTGGAATTGGATTTACTTCATTGACTGGTTTTGGAAATTCCTGCACTGCCAATATAACAGTTTCTAGTGGAGAAATCCAAGAATTTGATGTTACTGATGGCGGAGTTGGGTATTCAGTTGGCGATCTTTTACTTTCAAACCAGATAGGTAATACTGGAACTGGAGTAAGAGCAACAGTAGGAGTAGTAACACAAACTAATTTCATTGTTGTTGATGATGTTATTTCAAATATTAATACAGGAACTGGATTGACATACTATGATTCTACAGGAACTTCATATGATATTCCTTCTCCAACTTCTGTCAATGATGATCCAATAAGAGATGGATATACTATTTTATTTGATCATAGAAATCATGGTATGCATTCCAGCACAAATAAGTTAGAAATATTAAATTTTGCAAGTGATATTTCTCCAACATTTTTAACAGAAGAACTAACAGTAGATTCGACAACACTAAAAGTATCAAATTCTGGTATTTTTACATCATTTGAAGGTGTGCCTATAGGCCCTACTAATACTGGTTATTTACAAATAGATAATGAAATTATTTCTTATAATTCAATTTCAAATGATATAATTACAATAACATCAAGAGGCATAGACTCTAGTATTATATCAAATCACAACTTAAATTCTTTGGTTTATAAGTATGAATTTAATTCAGTTTCTCTTAGAAGAATAAACAAAGAACATAATATAGATCCAAGAGAAAAAACTTTTGATAATTATTATATTAATATAAATGATGGTGGAAGAACATTCGCCACAACTAAATCTGGTGGTGGAAAAAATCTGCAAATTTCTCAAAATATACCATTTGAAATTATTGATCCTAGAGTTAGTGCCATTACACCAACAGGAACAACAATTACTGCAAGGATAAAAACAACTTCTGGTACAAGTATAAGTGGATCTGAATTATCATTTACTGATAAAGGGTATGAAAATATCACTTTAAATAAATTAAATTATCTAGATGATCCCAGAATAGTCGCATCTAAAGTAAATGAGTATAACTTATTAAATAATCAAAAATCATTTGCTTTAGAATTGACCCTTAATACAGATAATGAAGACGTTTCTCCTATAGTAGATTTGGATACTACAAATATAATACTGATGAGTAACTTAGTTGATGACAAAGTTAGTGATTATGTGACAGATAGTAGAGTCAATATTCCAGGATTTGATCCCAATTCTGCGATTTATGAAACTAAAAAAATAAACTTAGAATTTCCATCAAATTCTCTTTATGTGCAATTTGATGGCCATAGAGATGCAGAGTCAGATATTAAAGTTTTCTATAAACTATACAGAGAAGATAGTTCAGAATATCAACAAATATATCTACCGTTTAATAGTGATGGTTCTTCTGATAAAGAAGTTCAACCAAATACATTAATTAATAATTTTAGTGAATATAAATATACTGCTGAAAATCTTCCACAATTTAATAGTTTTATGATTAAAGTGGTTATGACTTCGACAAATCAAGCAAAACCACCAAGAATAAAAAATTTAAGAACAATAGCACTAAGATCATTTTTAATAAATGAATGATAAATTACGAGTAAAAACAGATCATTCCTTAGTTAGGGATCTGAAATCAAATGCTATTATTAATAGCAATAATAATGAATATGAAAAATTTTTGGAAATATCAAAAATAAAATATGAAGAAAAAAAGAAAATTGAAGATTTAAAAAAACAAGTTGAAGAAATAAAAAATGATTTAAATGATATTAAAATTCTTTTAAAATCTATTGTATGTAAATGATTTATAAATATATAAGGAATTGCATTTAAAAAAATAATGGCAATTTATGTATCCAATATTGTAATTGAACAAGGATTCGATTTCGATACTTCCTTTCAATTGGAGGATACTAGATCAAATTCACCTTTAGACCTAACAGATGTGTCAACTGAAGGTCAATTGAGAA